AAATCAAGACTTCGGAAGGGTTCTCTGCAACTGGGTACTTCCTAGAGTACCGAGGAGCCAATGGTGAAACCATCAAAGAAGATTTTATGACTATCGGATATGGCCATAAGTGTGTAGATGGTGATCCTTATGAACCTGGAGTTGAATATTCAAAAGAAGTATTAGAACAACAGTTTGAAAAAGACTTCCTTGTCTATCTTCATGCAGCAGAGAGATACATTGGTAAATGTGAAGTACCAGAAGTAATTAAAGATTGTGTTATAGAGATTGCCTACAATATTGGTGAGCCTAAATTATTCCAATTTGTCAATATGCGTCAAGCTATGCAAGATGGTCAATGGAAGTTAATGGCAGCAGAGTTAAAAAATTCTAAGCTGTATAGAACTCTCACCTCAAGATATGAACCAATGGTTAAACTAATAGAGGGGGCCTAGTATGTGGACTATGTTGTTAAAACCCCTAATGGGTGTAGCTTCTGATGTCGTTAAAGGAGTAGTCGATACCAAGAAAGCAAAGGCTGAACAAAAAGTTACAAAGATAAAAGCTGAAACTGAACTATTAAATAAAAAAATAAAGGGCGAGATAGCCTATGATTTAGAAGCTATTAAAGGTTCTAAAGACTCTTGGAAAGACGAAGCATGGACTATTTTGTTTATTATTATAATAGCTATGTGCTTTATTCCTCCACTACAACCTTATACAGAAAGAGGCTTTGATGCTCTCTCACGAACTCCACAGTGGTTTCAATTTGCCATGTATGGAGCAATAGCAAGTTCATTTGGTCTAAGAGGAATGGGTAAAGTGTTAGGTAAAAAATGAGTACACAAAAAGAAATAGAGGCCCTCTTACGCAAAGCTAAAAAAGAAAACAGAGAACTTAAAAAAGATAACGAAGAGAAAGATTTACACATTAAATTTCTTAATGAACGACTTGATAATTGGGCAGAAAAGAATGCAATATTAAGAGAAGAAAAACGCAACATTACTGTTGATGATGTCATAGCTTTCCAAAAAGCTAAATCAGAGTATGCCTCATCACAAGATCAATCCTTCGTAGATCAACTAGAAAAACAAGAACAAGTAAAATTAGACTCACAAGGAATAGCAAATGAGCAAAGATCCGAGGCTTAAAAGAGCTGGAGTAAGTGGTTTTAATAAACCTAAAAGAACTCCAGGTCATAAAACAAAATCTCATGTCGTTGTTGCTAAAGATGGTGACAGAGTAAAAACAATTCGCTTTGGTCAGCAAGGTAAGACCGGTGATAGAAAAATGACTGCAAGAGCAAAGTCATTCAAGGCTCGTCATGCAAAGAACATCGCTAAAGGAAAAATGTCAGCAGCTTATTGGGCTAATAAAACTAAATGGTAAAGAAAGGAAAATAATCATGCCAATGGTCGGTAAAAAGAAATTTTCTTACACAAAAGCTGGTAAGAAGAAAGCAAAAATGTATGCAAAAAAAACAGGTAAGAAGATGACTAAGAAGAAGGGTTATTAATGCCAACAAAAAAAGTTCCTAAAGGTTATCACAGAACCAAAGATGGCAAAGTAGCAAAAAAGGGTTTGTATTATTATGTCAACAGAAAAAAAAGATTAGGGACTTCAAAGAGTAAAAGTAAAAGTACTGTTACTGATAAAGCATTTAAACAAGCAGCAAAAACAGCTAAGAAGTAAATGCACAAGTTNGTTGTAGTCAAATGGATCGATAGTGGTCTGTGTGACTCAGCATGGGTAGAGGCNAAGTCTTATGAAAAGAAACCTATGCCAATCTGTTATTCTGTAGGGTGGTTATATAAAAAAACTAAAGATAAAATTATATTATTTTCAAGTTACTCGTTAGAAAATAGTGAGTATGTAGATGGCAATGAAGGAACTCTTCAACTAATTTTAAACAGATGTGTCTTAGAAATTAAAGAATTAACCCCATAGAAAGACACTAGGGGGTTATTAAAACCCCCTGTAAAGCTATATAAATGGAAAAAATAATGGACTAAATCGTCTAAAAATCCAAATGTTCAGTCTTTTTCTAGGTTTGTAAGTTCTTATTAGTTTTTTGTTAAACTCAGGACTATCTTCAATAACACAAGTGAACATCAACTTAGTCTCCTATATTTAACTTGTTCAAGACCACAAGGCCCTGATACAAGTATTTCTTGATTTATATCTAAAGATTTGAAATCTTCTAACCAATCATCACCAAGATAGGCATCTAAATTATGGTCTTTTAATTCTTTTAAAGTGTAATTTTCAGTCTTACCATCGTTATCACCATAACCACAAATAATAGTGCCTTGAAATAATCTTTGATTACACATTATTTATTATCCTTATAAGACCATATAAAACAACCACCCCAAAAATAATATTTAATATCATCATGTAATATTGGTTTTGTCATAATTTGGTCAAAATCTTCTTTTGCTTCCACTTTTTCATCACCTTCAGATGTCTGTAATCTGTAATTATGAAATCTAACACTATCTTCATAGTTGAGATAAGGATTTACCCAACCATTCCAATATTCATATTTAGTATCAACTAAACAATCAGAGTCAAAGTCACCTTCAAGTGTTACTTTTTTTTTTATTAAATCCATTACGCAGCCTCCTTTATTACCCATTGTTTGATATGAGTAAAAACCAAGACACCATCTTTCTTAATTTTATTATAAGTCTCTTGGTTTAAAATCTTTGTAGAACCATCTACAAGTTTGATATGAAAATATAATTTAGTCATAGTCTCTCCTTAAAAAGGCTATCCCAAAGTGTGTCGAAAGTGTGTAGTAATTATCAGAACTTAACGCACACTTTGGTTTAGCTTTGCCCAAAAGAACAAGTTTTAGTCGATTTTTGTTCATTATGGTTAAGGAGTACAATATTACCAATGATAGGTCAACAACTAATTTACATTGATTTATATAGCTTTTTATACCATTGATATATTGGTGTGTCTTAAATGTGTAGTATTTCATAAACTATCTATAAGATTCTGTTTTCTTTTCTTATCTACCTTTGCATAGTTATAAACCATAGTCTCAGACTTCCACCCACCAACAGTCATTATATCGTTAGTAGATGCACCTTTGTTTGATAGCTCTGATGCAAAAGTATGTCTTAATGAATGTCTTTTTTTATTTTGATCGACATCAGCAAAACTTAACATCTCTCTCCATCTTGGTATTAATCCATTATTAGTATTCTTTTTTTGTCCTACAAACCTCCAAGAAAATAAATATCCTTCCCTATCATTAATCTTTTGTAACCAATGCCATAAAGATAATTGCGGTTCATTATCATTTCTTTGTATAGGTATGTTCCTCCAAGATTGAGTTTTATTTTCAAATATATTTAATTCATTATTATCCAGGTCAATCATAGAACGACCATTTGGATCTAATCTAGCAAAATTCATATCAAGAGCTTCTTGTATTCGAGCACCAGTTCTGTAAAGAAATATTAATAAGAACTTTATTTCAAAGTCTGAGAAGTCCATACATCTTACTATCTCTTCTCTTGTCCACACATATTTATCCTTATCTCTCATAGAAATTTGTGGAAGTTGTTTTACTTTATAAGGCTTACACCAATTATTTTCTGCTGCAAAACTTATTAATCTACTTAGAGGCCTAATGACACTTGTGTTAATAGTATTATATTTTGATGATAACTTTTTTCTTTGATCTAAAGGTATCAAGCTAAATTTTTTGCCTTTATATTGTCTAATCATATCACCAACCTCAGTACCTTCTGGATATCTTAAATAAATTAATTCTTCTTTTTTTTGATTAGTAATATTATCTAAAGAAGTTTGACCAATACAATCTGCATTCTTTAAAAAGAATGGTTTTCTATTATCACTAGGAGATTGATCTAAACTGTTTAAAAGTTTTTGAGTTGCCTCATGAACAGTTAATCTTTTATTATCTTTTATAGGAGTTATGCCATCATCAAATTTTTTTTGTAGATGCCATAAAAATATTTCAGCTTCTTGTCTCTTGATTTTTCCTGTGGAGAGAGTCCTAATTACATAAGTTTTTTGAGTAGTTTTATAAGTTCCTGAAACACACCAATAAGGTGATCTTCCATCTTTTCTTTTATTTATTTTAAGCATAATATTTTAATCCTTTCAATATCATTAGCAGTAAATATTTGTTTACTGCCAAAATAACGATTAAAACATTGCTCTTTTGGGTATTTAGAAGATAGACTATCTATCGTTCTTTTAAAAGACCTTTCTGATTTTGCCTTAAAAATAGGGTAAATTTCCTTAATTGTATAGAGTTCCTCTATATCTTTAGTCATAATAGTTTCTCCTGGTTTGTATTTTCTGGTGATTTCCAAAAGATATTGCAGAGTCTAAACTCAGTCTCACCTTTAAATCTTGGTGGAAAACTCCTTGATGTTTTTGTTAATAGTGCTGATTTGAGTTGATCGACATCTAGGAACATTTCCTCATTGATGTCTAACCTTTTTAAGATCATGCCACCCTTTGCAATAGCTTTCTCTATTTCATAATCTTTTATAGATGCTTTGCCTTGCCATAATCGACCAATTCTTCTTGTGGGATATTTCATGTTACTAAACTCCCTAATTTCATTTCTTGTCTATTAGTTGCATTTGCATCT